TTCTGATGTGTTTGCAATTGTCTGCTCTTTCCAAACAACATCTCTACCAGGAACTTCTGACCAGTGAACCTCTGTAGGAATATATTCGTTCTTATTTCTTTCCGCATCGTGCCACATACGGTAGAAGTGATTCATGCCGTGTGGTGTGGATACAATAATTACCTTTGTGCTTTTGCCAGAAGTAATAGTAGGATAAACAGATGCAAAGAAGGAGTCAGCGACGTGATTAGGGACGAATGCGAATTCGTCGAGAAATAAGATATTGAACGACATGCCTCGGACAGCACTCGCAGATGTAGATGATGCCAATATCTTACTGCCATTTTCGAGTTCTATATTTCCTTTATTCCATACCAAAATACCTTGCTGCATCCATTTTGGTAAGTTTTCATATGCAGTTGATAATCTTGCTAACAATTCTCTGGCAGTAGATGCTTTGTTTGCCAGAATACCAATGTTTACACTGTCATTAAAAAGTGCATAATGTAAAAGATATGATACCACAGTAGTTGAATTATGTGTGGGAATAAAAGTTCTACCACACAAAAATAAATGATCTTTACTATCAACCTGTATACAAGCAACAGGCACACTATCAACCTTTTCTATTTTGTGAATATAATGTCTACCTTCTTGTTTTCTTTCAGATTTTGTTGAATTGATATTTGCAATTTTTCTTGGAAGATTAAATACTTTCTCTTTGGTTGAAAAAGATACTGTATAGTAATAATTTCCTTTGATTTCTTTTCTTCTTATGTTTGATTTTATGCCAAGAGAAGAAAGCAACTCAACAACCTGTAAGATTAGATCATAATTTTTTTGATAGAACTCAAAAGATCTACTATTTTTTCTGATTGAACCATCAGTATCCATCAACCCACGAAGAAGTTCTAATCTGTCTTCATAAGAAGAACGAAGATATTTTAATGGGATGTGCTTATTTTTAACTAAATTATAGTTTTTTAATTTTGTATATAAATTTTTTATTTTAAATCTAATACAATTATTATTATTTTTTTCATATTCAATATCAAATTTTGTTTTATAGAATTCGTAATCGTGTTTATGTGCAATAATTCTTCCATCAGATGAGTAACCATCACCTAACCATACGCCAAGCAAATAAGGATCAATATTTAATTCACTTTTAATAAATTTGATTGGATTAGATTTATGAACATAAAGAGAACCTTGAACTCCTTTTCCTCTTTTATTTACTGATTTTTTTTGATATTGTTCAAATATTTCTTGAGAAGTTATAACTTTTTTTCCAGTTCTCCAATAAGAACTATCAACTTCCCATAAATGATCTGCATCTGCGACTATTTCTTCACCATTATCAAAATATAATTTATAACAATTATGATTATGCATAGTTTCGGTTTTCATAGTAACCAAAACTGCATCACCAGTTGGAGAAAAAATTTCATCACCAACCTTGAGATCTCCCATAGTAGTCCAACCAGTTGGTGTTGGAATTGGAGTATCTAACGATAAAGCCTTACCAGTCTGTCTTGGCATTTTACAGATATTAAACCTGTTATTGTGAAAATTGTGAATTAGTTTCTCTTGAAAATGATATGGATGAAACTGTGTTAAACCTTCATCAAGAGAAACAATTTTAATATAGTTATTTGCAAAATAAACCGGATCTTGTTTACATTTCAGAAATTCAATAATTTGATCTTCTGTAAACTCAATCGCAGTATTTGCTTTTTTTAATAATGGATTACCAAGATATACGTCACTCATAAAAATAATTACCTTTGTTCGATCCAGTTAAGTACTGCAAGTGCTTTCTTGTTAGTATTAGGTGAAGCACATGCTAAAGTGTATATATCACTGATTGTTCCAATACCACTTCTACCAATTTGTAGTTGTGCCTTTTCATCAATAGGAGTTAGAGCCGCACCACCAGCAATTGTAAATCCACTAAGGATAGTATTCCCACCAGTTATAGCAGTAGCACTTGTATCATATTGCATAAAGGAGTTTGGATCTGAACCATCTGTCCAATTTGCACCAGTTAAGGTTGGGTTCTCAATTAATCTCCAATAGACATTAGTATTATCATTCGTTGCTGCTTGTAGAGATCTAATCAGAGCAACAGCACCTAACTGACTAGCTTTCAATCTGAGACTTATAATTGGATAGAATGTATTTGCTGCTGACATCGTAGTCCCTGTAATGGGATTAGCAACACTTTCAAGAATACCAAGTTTCTCTGGCTCACCTTCTTGAATTAGAGAATTAGAACCCTGATAGATGTAATGAGTTCCAGCAACACCAGTTACATTTTCAATCTCAACACGAATGGGTAAGAACGGAGTGGAACACCAAACAGTATCCAAAGTATTTGAGTTCTCAAATGTATGAGACGGAATTGTCTCATTTTTCATTAACCATGCAAACTCAACAATACCAGCACCATACCACTCATAGTTGATGGAAATCATCTGCTGTTTTGTTGGATCAGCAGTTACACCAGTATATCCATTACCATCAAACTTTTCACCATTCCAATCGTCTCTGGTTACTCTTCTTTCAGTAACAATACCTGTCGTATTACTACGAATTACATAAGAATAAGTGCCACCATCATCCTCAAAGTAAGCACCATTATTTTCATCAAATAATCCAAATCTTCTACGAATACCAACTTGTGGAGTATCAAGACGAATTGCAAATGTAAGAGTTCCACTTCTACCAGGAATGTATCTCATTACATTCTTGGTCTGACGAACTACACTACTACCAGCAGCAGAACCAACTTCCATTACTACATTACTGGATGATGCATTAAAGGTAGCAGTTGCACCGACTCCGACTAATCTTTCATCCCATACATCAGCTTCTTTGCCATACTGAAAAGTATTGAAAAATACTGTTTGGTATGGAGCAACTTTAAGTCTATTACTATCGGAAAAATTAGGTCTCCAATCTGTCTGGTTTCCCCAGTGATCTGCAATATTATATACCTCAAAGAGACTTCTCTCTTGATTTAGAAAGTCTTGAGTAGTCTTATTCCACTGTGCCATTAGTCACTCCACGATAATCTTTCAGGTTGATACCTTTGAGAATTTTTAATCCTTGAAGTATTTACCTCACCCGGATATACATTATGTACCATTGCTCCGGGATATTCTCCTTGAATTTGTTCGGCAAGTTCTTTATTAGAAAGCATTTTGCCTTCTACTTCTAAACGATACATCTTACCTTCCCACACTACATCGGCAAAGTAAGACTCTGATGCTTGTTCTGGTTCGGAACCTCCTACATTGAGAGTTCCATTAAAATCACCATTAATAGTGATGCTTTCTGAAAGAAATTGTTTAAAGTTTTTCATATCAGCAATTCCAGGCTCTTAGGGACTTATTGATTCTGCTATCTGGATCAGAAGCAGTTTTTTTGGATGTTAGTTTCTTTTTCATACCTTTCATTCTTGCACAGAATGATGTTCTTCTCTTATTACCAACTTTTTTACTAGGTGCTTTTAGATCACTACCAGGATTTTCTGCTTCATAAGACTTTCGACCCTTTTCATTTAGGCCACCTTTCTTATTCTTACCTGATTTTTTAGTCCAGGCAGCACCTTCTCCAAGTTTACTTCTATTGTCTTTTTCTTTTTCTGCCAATTTTGGATTTGCTTCTTTCCAATCGTTGTTTATGGGACTTAATTTTTTTCTTTTAAACTTTGGAGGATTATCAGATTTGTTTGCTAATTTTGGGTGATTTTTTCTCCACTGGTCCATTGGACTTAGTTTTTTTTGTGTAGTTTTTGAAACTATTTCTGTATTAGAACGGGAAGGAGATGTTGTTGTTTTTTTATCGGGTGCTTTTTGACCACCCTGAGACATCAGAGCAGCAGCAACACCTGCACCAGCAAGAGCACTTTTCCATCCTTCATCAAGTTCATTTCTCCAATCAGAGAACTCTTCTTTTTTAATTTTTGTTTTGAACTTTCCAAATGGTGTGGGCAGTTCCTCTCCATAATCTCCAGTCTTCTTCTCTACTTTATCATTAGGATCTACATCACCATCGACATCATAATCTATTCTTTTTACTGCCTTTGCTGTAAGTTTCTTCAAGTTGCCACCACCAACTTTTGATTCTAAATCAGATTTAGTTGCGGTATGCTTTGCTTCATCTACAAATTCTTCCTTCTTCACACAATTATTTACAACTTTACCAAACATCTTTTTGGTTCCTTTCTTCTCATATCCCTTCCAACACTTCTGACCTTCACCAAGTGATTCGGTCTCTTCTCTTCTCATATTTTTCTGTGCTTTTAATCTTGCCTTTTCTGCCTTAAATTCAGCTTGCCTTCTCTTCATTAATGCATCAGCAGGACTTAACCCTGATACATCTACCTTACTTGCAGATTCTCTGTCCTTTGCCTTTGCAGTATCTTTTTGTTTTTGTAACTCTGCAGATTTTTCGGCATTAGTAATAGATCCAGTAGGTTTTCCTTTAACCCTACCCATTTTAGCTAGACGTGATTTTCCAGATGAAACATTTTCATCAATTTGTTCTTGTCCACCTTTAATAGGTTCTGGTTTGATAATATCAACGAACTCATATTCCATTGCCTGAAAATCATTTCTCCAATCAGAATACTCTACAGACTCTGACTTATTTCCCCAGTTAGCAGCACCAACCTTACGACAC